TTATTAATTTTTCTTATTTTTATTATTAATTTTTCTTATTTTTATTATTAATTTTTCTTATTTTTCTTATTAATTTTTCTTATTTTTCTTATTAATTTTTTGGTTACTTTTTTTTTAAAAAAGTATATTTAAAACTAAAAAAATATAATAATAAAAATGACAGATATTTTAAACTTGAAAAAATATGATAAAGAATACATGTTGAAAAATTACAATAGTATATTAAAATTAGTAAATGAATATGTTTCTAAAATTATTAAATCTGACAAAGATGTTCAAACGTATCGTGTAAAAGCTATTGAATTATTAGAAAGTTTTGTAAATTGTTTAGAAGTAACTGATTATTTGCTAATTGATAGCAAACCAAAAATATCGAGGGAAATTTATATAGAAAGTTATTTTACACTTGGTACTTTGTATAAAAATTATGCTGAAAGGGAGATAGAAATGCAAGTAAAAATATTACAAATGAATGCCAATAGAAGAACAAATGAAAATATTTCATTATCTTCTAGAAACGAAACAATTTTTAAAAAGGCAATAAGTAGTTTTCAAAAAATTTTATACATATCTTTTGATGACGAATATGCATTAAAACAATTGATAAGTATATATACTCAATTATGTTTTTTTTCTGGAGATAAATTAATGAAATGTTTTAATTATTTAGAAGAAGCTTTATTGTATGCTCCTGAAAATGAAACAATACATTATAATTTAGGATTTATTTATCAAAGATTAAATAAAATAGAATTGTCATTAATACATTATAAAATAGCAATAAAAATAGTTGGTAATGACACGAAAAATGATGAAAATAAGAGATTATTAGTAAATAGTTATAATGGTATTTCATGTATTTTTCGTTCTATAAAGAAATGGCCAGAAGCATTGTTTTATTTACAAAAAGCTGAAAAAATAGATCCATTAAATCCAGATATTAATAATCAATTAGGTGTTGTTTATACGGAAATGCGTCGTACAGATTTAGCTGAAAAATCATATTTGAATGCAATAAAACACTACAAAAATTCTTTTATATCAAGTGATCCTATCTTTTTATTGGCTGAATTGTATTTAAATTATGGGCACATGCATTCATATAATGGTGATAATTCAAAATCTGTTGAATATTATAATAAATCTATACAGGTTTGTCCTACGTTTACATTACCTTTTCAAAATAAATTAATGAATTTGAGTTATTTATTTGATCAATTTGAGGATAAAATGTATATATACAATCAACACAAGCTTGTTAATAAACTTTATAAAAAGAATAGTTTAAAATATACATTTGATAAATCATTTTATGGTACCTTGCCGTCTAATACCTTCGGTAAAGGTACCTTGCCGTCTAATATTAAAGGTACCTTGCCGTCTAATATTAAAGGTACCTCAAAAATAAACATAGGTATTATTTCGGGAGATTTTGTAGATCATCCTGTTAGTTTTTTTATAAGTACGTTTTTGAAAAGATTTGACAATAATATGTTTAATGTAACTTGTTATTCAGAATGTATTATTAATACATCTGCTTTTAATGAAAAGTTAAAGTTTAAAACTATAAAAAACATGTCTGCAGAAGGAGCGTCAAATATGATTTATAATGATAATATACATATTTTATTTGATTTAGCTGGTCATACAGCATTTAATAGATTAGATATTTTTGCCATGAAACCATGTCCAATACAAATTACTTATATTGGTTATCCTTATTCTACAGGCTTAGAAGAAATGGATTATCGTATTACTGATAATATTTGCGATGGTGATTTCAGTGTTTCACAGAAATTTTACACTGAAAAATTAATTGGATTAAAAAATTGCTTTTTATGTTATGATCCTCTTACTACCGTTACCGACGATGTCGTTAGACGGCAAGGTACCGTTACCGACGATGTCGTTAGACGGCAAGATTCTGAATTAAAAATAAGGCAAAAAGAAGGTAAAGAAAGAGAAATTGTTATAGGATGTTTTAATCGTGTAAACAAAATAACAGATGCAGCGATAAAAATGTATAACAATGTACTATTGTCTGTAAAAAATTGTAAACTTGTTTTTAAAACAAAGGCTTTGATTAATAAAGATATACAAAAGAACTTTATTAATAAATTTGACAAAGGTGTACGTTCAAGAATTACTATTTTAGATTGTACGATATCACATCGTGATCATTTATTAACTTATAATAACATAGATATTGCACTAGATACATTTCCATATTCGGGTACTACAACAACTTGTGAAGCTTTATACATGGGTGTTCCTGTTTTTTCATTATATGATTCTACTTATTATTTTCATGCTCAAAATGTATCGTGTAGTATTTTAAAGAATAGTGATTTAGATTATTATGTAGTAAATAGTGAAAATGAATTGATTGAAAAGATAAATCTTTTACATCAAAAAGATAATGTTTTTTGGGAAAATTTAAAAATGGATACAAGAAATAAATTTAAAAATGGAAAAGTATGTGATAGAGAAGAATATTTGAAAAATTTCAAAGAATTATTAGTAGATTTATACTCCAAGAATAAAGGGGTCATCTGTTAAAAATACTTGTTCATTTTGGATATATCCAACTTTATTAAAATTAGATGTATCATAAATAAATTCTTTATCTTTATAATAGAACGAATCTTCTATAAAAATTTTTTCCATGTCGATAGACGGCAAGGTACCTTTATTTAGTATTTCTGTTTTTTCTACATTTTTATTTATTATAAAAATATTATTTTCTTCATTTAGTTTTTTATTAAATTCTAAATAAAAATGCATTTTACAATAATTGCTATGAGGTTGTGATTTTCTACAACATTTATTACCATTTTTAGAAATACCTAAACAAATAGGATCTTCTTCTTCTGTAAAGATATTATTAAATTCTTCTAAAGTAACTTTATCTGATGTGTTTTTGTAAAATACATCATATTCTTCTAATATATTTTGTATAATTTGCTTAATATCTTTTTTATATGCCTTTTCTAAACTACTATCTAAATTTTTAAAACGTTTTAGTAATTTTTGCAACTCCATTACTTTTTAATTTTTGCAAAAATATTTTGATTTTTTATTTAAAAATAGTCTACTTTTTTAAAAAAAAGTAGTTTATAAAAAATTGAAAAAAAAACAAAATTGGTTAAAAAAGTGTATTAGCAATGTCAACTTGTAACGTATGTGTAGAAGATTATAACAAGAATTTTCGAACAAAAGTTACTTGTAGATGCGGATTTGAAGCATGTCGAAATTGTATTAAAACTTATTTAGTAGACCAAACGAATGATGCTCATTGTATGTCTTGCAAAGTACAATGGGATCGCCAATTTTTAACAGACTCTTTTGAAAAAACATTTATGACAAAAACATGGAAAAATCATCGAGAAAATATTTTGTATGAACGTGAACTAAGCATGATGCCTGAAACACAGGTTTATGTTGAAAAAATTATTGAACTTGAAAAAAAGGAAAATGAAAAAAAAAGTATAAAAGAAGAATTGCAAAATCTTTTTATTCGTTTAGATAACTGTGATAAAGAAATTCACAAATTAAAAACTACTAGTGTAGATTTGTCTTGTCGTAGAGAATTTATTAGACATTGTCCTAATGGTGATTGTCGTGGTTTTCTTAATATTACTTTGAAATGCAATATATGTGAAATGTGGGCTTGTGGTGATTGTCGTGAAGTAAAGGGTGATACGCGTAATGCAGAACATGTTTGTAAAGAAGATATTTTAGCATCTGTTAAACAGTTAGAAAAGGATACAAAGCCATGTCCTAAATGTGCTTCGTCTATATTTAAAATAGATGGATGTAATCAAATTTGGTGTTATAATTGTCATACAGCATTTGATTGGAAAACATTGAGGATTGAAACAGGTACAATTCATAATCCAGAATATTTTGATTATCTAAAAAAATCCGGTAAAGAAATTCCAAGAACGCAAGGAGATATTCCATGTGGTAGAGAAATTTCAAATTATTTTATATCACGTAATGTTGTTAAATTCTTAAAAAAAGATTTGGATATAATGAGAAGTGTTATCCATGTTAGAGAAGTTGAACTAAGAAGATTTAATCCAGGTAATATAAATGATAGAAATAGAGATGTACGTATAAAATATATGATGAAAATGATTAGTAAAGATAAATTGAAATTGTTGTTACAAAAAAGAGAAAAAGATACGCAGAAAAAAATAGAAATATCAAATTTATTAAAAATGTATATTCAAAGTATGACAGATATTTTCTATAGATTTAAAGAAGATCATGAAAATAGGAAACCGTATTATTCTGAAATTAAAAAGTTGGCAGAATATACAAATGAATGTTTTGAAAAAATTGCCAAGTCGTATAATTGTAAAGTGTGGAAAATTGAGGATGATTTTTTGTAAAAATACTTTTTTAAAAAAAAAGTAACCAAAAAACAAAGCTACGCTTAACATTTAAAAAAAAGTACCTTACCAAGCTGAAGCTCGGCTTCGGCAAGGTAACCAAAAAACAAAGCTACGCTTAACATTTAAAAAAAAGTACCTTACCAAGCTGAAGCTCGGCTTCGGCAAGGTAACCAAAAAAAAAAGATTAAAAGCCCGTTAAAATATTAAGAACACTTTGTTTTTAATATTTTAACGGGCTTTTTTTCATGTAAAATAAAATTGTAAAACATAATGTATTTTAATTTTTTTTGGTTACTTTTTTTTAAAAAAGTATTTTTTATTTGTTAATTATAAATGTGGTTTATATCAGAATCTCATATACATGGAACTGGTATATTTACAAAAAATTTAATAAATCCTGGACAAATAATAGATGTAGCTATTGATAATAATAATAAAGTTACATATTTTGGTTCTAAAGTAAATCATTCATGGAGACCAAACACCTCTTTATATAAATTAAATAATATTTATTATTTGGTTGCTGAGAAAAGAATTGGTCAATTTGAGGAAATTACGGCTAATTATATGAATACACCAGATTTTATAAAAAAACCAGATTTTAATTGGAAATAAGTTAAAGTAAAAACATTTTAGTCATTGCATCTATATGCGTATCTTTTTCGATATACACTTTTTTAATTTTTGATAAAGGAATGGTGATATCTACACGTGATCCTAATAAAATAATACCTAATTTATCACCTAATTCTAAATCTGTGTTTTCTTTTATAAATGTTACAATTCTTCTTGTAAAAAGTCCTGTTATCTGCGTAACTGTATATGAAAAGTCAAATTTTTTATTGTAAAATGTATGAATAATCTTTTCATTGTTAATAGAATGTTCTTTATATGCCGGTAAAAACATTCCATTTTTTTTAACTGAAGACAAAAGAACAGAATTTATAGGTACATACTGTGTATGATTATCAAACAAGTTTAAAAATAAAGAAATAGAAAGATTTTCGTTTTGTATAGATATATCTCTAACATATCCACTACTTGGTGAATAAAATATATTTGGATCACTTTTTATTAATTTTTTATTTGGTGTGCGCAAAAAAAACAGTATAAAAAAGAAAAATAATAAAGATATATATTTATTTTTAAAAAGAATGTATATAATAAATGGTATAATAATTAGAGATTCTATATCAATATAAATATACATATATATATATATAGTAACGTAAAAAAAGTATAATAAATTAAAAAAAAGTTTTTTAATTATTTAGTAAAATTAATTTATTTGGATAATATAATGTTGGCAAAGTTATTAGTATATTTTTTATGTATATCATTACTTGCATTTATTTATGTTTATAAAATACCAATTTTTTGTACAGAATGTCAAAAACCAACTGGTACTGCTGCTTCTATTTTTAGATGTATAATAGACGAAGATAAATTATGTAATGTTCACAATGAAATGATTGATGTTCAAAAAAGAACTTCTTCTTTTTTTGTATGGGTAAAAGATATAGTTACAAAAGATATTCCTGATACAATATTCAACGAATTAAAAAAGATATTTTCATTTTTTGAAAATATAGGAAATAACATAAAAGATATTCTTGATAAAATAAAGAATGCATTTATGGTTATTAAAAAGGAAGTTGTAGATAAAGTTGTAAAAGTATTTACTGATTTGACAACAAATTTAACTAATATGTTTACGGAAATGAGTAATGGCATTAAAAACTTTGCATTTTTAATATATCAAAGTATAGATAATTTACGTAATAATATAGTAATTAAAATAAAACAAATAGGTGAATTTATACAAACTAAAATTCAAACGGAAATTTTAGATAAAATTAATGATAATGTTATCAAACCAGTAAAAGAAGCTTTTGAAAAAATTGGAGGATTTTTTAGTGGATTGGTTGATGCAATTATATCTCCATTTAAAGATTTATTTGACAAGATAGCAGGTGCATGTGTACCAGAATTACAAATAATTCCAGAGACAACAATATTTAATGATATAAATATAGATTGGGCAAAAATTAATATTAAAGGTATTAAAATACCTAGATTAGCAATACCAAAATTTTGTCCATTTGAATCATTAAACACTTTATATAAGACTATAAAAGATGCGATTACTACAGCTTTTGATAAGATATTAAGTCCAGTCACTACTGCGATTGCAACAATTAAATCAAGTTTTGACAACTTGGGAAATCTTATTAAAACTGGAGCAGAAGCAGTGAAAAATTCAGTATTGGATGAAATTGAAAAGTTAAAGAATTATATTATAAATGCATTTGAACCGATAAAAACATTTTTCAAGAATCTTGGTGAGGATATATCTACAAAAGTTAATGCAGCTTATACATTTATTAAGGAAAAGTTAACTGAAATAAGTAACAAGATTATAAGTTTTTTCATTAATGCCTTTGATTCGATGTGGAAAGAAATAAAGGAAATATTTAAACCTGTAATTGATTTTTTTGAAAGTGTATGGGATAGTTTTATGCAAGTGTATAAAAATTTTATCAAGGGATTAAATGATGTTTATATAGAAGTTAAAAAACAATGGACTATTGTATATGATTTTATAAAAGAAAGAATATTTTATGTAGCATATATTGTTTGGATCAATTTTATAGATTGGATGTTATTGTTTCTTCCTATTTCAAAAATAATGAAAGTAAATATTGTAAATGGTGTAATAGTTATGGGATTAATTGGTGTTTGTGTATATTATTACAATATTATAGGATATGCTGTAGCAACTTCTATAAATGGTGTATTAACTGTTTTAGGTGATTTATACGGAATTTTAGCATCCGTCTTTCCACTTATCGCAATGGTAACGGATGCAATTTATACTTTATTATCAAATTTACCAACATTAACATTTGCGATGGATACTTTTGCATTTTTGTCACCTGCAAGAATTATACCAATTGTTTTTCAGCAATTAATTGATTTAGCAGAAGTATTTGTTGGAGGAGCTAGAGATATTATTTTAACTCCTTACTTAATTGCAGTATTTATATGTGCATTGATTATATCAATAGGTGTAGGAATTCACAAGTATATGAGTGGTGAAAAAATAAAAGCTACAGTGGTAGAAAGTTTACCAGAACTTCCTCAAAAGATAAAAATGGATACGATAAATATTGACAAGATACGGAACAATATGAATGAAGTTCAAAAACCTAATATTGTTGAACCAGTTAAAAATGAAGACATGTCTGGAGCAATGGGAGTATTTCAAGAAAAAATGGCGAACTTTAAGAGAAGAGTTGATCTTATAGAACAAGTTCGTAAAGAATTTGAATATAATCCAAACGATCCAAATAAATTATTAGAAATGAATTTAGATGCTATGAGAAGAAGATTGGATCAAAGAATTGCTGAAGAAAGACTTTAATACAAATTTAAAATTAAATTAATTATTTTAGTATAATTAATTTATTTGGATAATATAATGTTAGGCAAGTTGTTGGTATATTTCTTGTGTATATCTTTACTCGCATTTATTTACGTGTATAAAATACCAATTCTTTGTTCAGAATGTGAAAAACCAACTGGAACAGCTGCAAATTTTTTTAGATGCATAGTAAACGAGGATGAATTATGTCAAGTGCATAATGAGATGAAAGGTGCAGAAGAAAAAGTAGGAGATTTTTTAACTTGGGTAAAGGATATTATTACAACAGATATACCTAATAAAATATTTGATGAATTGTCAACTATTTTTGGATATTTTGAACCAATCCAAGATGCTATAACGAATATGATAAATACAATAATTGAGGGAATTACATATATTAAAGATGATGTTACAAGTAAAATTACAACATTTTTTGAGGATTTGATAGAAAATATAACTGATATGTTTAGTAATATAGGAACTGGTATTTCAAATTTCGCTGGTTTAATGTATCAAAGTATAGATAATTTGCGTATTAATATAAAGTTAAAGATAGAAAGATTAGGTGCAGATATACAAAATAAATTAGACGAGTTTATTTTTAAACCTATAAATGAAAAGGTAATCAAACCAATTAAGAATGCATTTGAAGCAATTGGTAATTTTTTTAATGGTCTAGTTAATACAATTATAGCTCCGTTTAAAGATTTTTTTACTACTCTTGCAAATGTATGTATTAGGAGTGATATTATTCCAAGAATAGATTTAAAAGTAGCTACCATTGGACCATATACTCTAAATATATGTCCATTTTCGTGGATGAATGATGTTTATGAGAAAATTAAAAATGGAATAACATCAGCTTTTGAAAAAATTTTGGCTCCAATTACTACAGCTTTTGATAGTGTTAATAATGCACTTAATCAATTCAAAGAAGTTGTAGCAAATGGAATTCAAAAAGTAAAAGATTTTTTTTGGAAAGCAATTGAAACTATTCAGAAATCAATAGAAAGAGCAATTGATCCAATATCTAAGTTTTTTAGTGGATTAAGTGAAAAAATATCTACAACTTTTGATAAAGTTTATAAAGAAGTAATGTCAAAAATTACACAACTACAAAAATCTATTATAACATTTTTTAAAGATATATGGAAAAATATTAAAAGTTCAATGGAAAAAATGATAAAACCTATTAAAGATGTATTTTTAAAATTATGGGATAATTTTCAACAAACATTTAAAAATTTTGTCAAATCATTAAATGATGTTTATGTAGAGGTTAATAAACAGTGGGGAATAATATATCAGTATATAATAAAACGAATATTTTATATTACATATATGGCTTGGATTAATTTTATAGATTGGAGTTTAGGGTTTCTTCCTATTTCAAAAACAATGAAAATAAATATTGTAAATAGTCTTTTAGTTATGGGATTGATGGGTGTATGCGTGTATTATTATAATATTATAGGATCTGCTGTAGCAACTGCTATAAATGGCGTTTTAACTATTTTAGGTGATTTATATGGAGTATTATCAGGATCAATCTTTCCACTTATCTCAATGGTAACGGATGTAGCTTATACTTTATTATCAAATTTACCAACGTTAACATTTGCGATGGATACTTTTGCATTTTTGTCACCTGCAAGAATTATACAAAATGTTTTTCAGCAATTAATGGATTTAGCAGAAGTATTTGTTGGTGGAGCTAGAGATATTATTTTAACTCCTTACTTAATTGCAGTATTTATATGTGTATTGATTATATCAATAGTTGTAGGAATTCACAAGTATATGAGTGGTAAAAAAATAAAAGCTACAGTGCTTGATAAATTAGTAGATAAATTAATAAAACCTAGAAAAGATATAGTTAAATCTATTAACTATAAAGATATAGATAAAAATATAACTAAAGCATCAGTTTCAAAGCCAATTGAAATGCCAAATGAGACAAAAATGGAAGGAATCATGAAAGAATTTACAGATAAAATGAATAAATTTAAAAAGAGAGTTGATCTTATAGAACAAGTTCGTAAAAAATACGAACCTGATCCGGCTAATCCAAATAAAGATTTAGAAACAAATCTTAATTCTATGATTTCAGAATTAAATTCAAGAATTTCTCAAGCTGGACTTTAAAATATAAAAATTTTATTTAAATAAAAAAATAAAATTTTTGTTGATCAAAATTTATGGGCGTGCAAATGGTGTTTTTGCAAAGATATAATCGTTTACACCATAATTAACTGAATCTTGTGAACACGACTTGTTTTTTTTATCTACTGGAATTTCTTCGATTAAATTATCAAAATTTTCTTTTTTTGTAAAACTTTTTGTAATACCTTTTATGATTCTTTTTAGACTAGAATTTTTATTAATTGCAAAATTTAGAACGAACAAAATAGCTACTAATAAGATTAGATGTTTAAAATTTATTTTATTCATTTTACTATATACTTTTAAAAAAAAAATTTTAAATATGTAATTAGTTTTATATAAATATTTTATTTTATATAAATATTTTATTTGTTTATATATTATATAAAAAATGGAAAAAAAGAAAAGTACAAGAAAATCAAAAGTAAAGATTTATACAGAAAAAGGAGGATTAAAGGGACCTTACCGTCTATCGACGTCGTCGGTAAAGGGATATAGTATTCACGATACTATGGTAAATAGACGTTCTATATTAAAAAATTTATTACTTAAAACTCCTTATTCAACTATTATAAAAAGATTAAATGTATTAGCTATTTATAATAAAAATCGCTATCCAGAAACTTCGTCTAAAATAAAAAGAGACATGTCCTTTTTACAAAAAACATTTTCTAAAAAGCGTTCTGTTAAAAAACCATCCGCAAAAAAGCGTTCTGTTAAAAAACCATCCGCAAAAAAGCGTTCTGTTAAAAAACCATCCGCAAAAAAGCGTTCTGTTAAAAAACCGTCAGCAAAAAAGCGTTCTGTTAAAAAACCGTCAGCAAAAAAGCGTTCTGTAAAGAAAGGTGGTAGAACCATGAAAGGTATGTGTTGTTGTAGACGGCAATGTAAAGGTATGTGTAGATGGCAAGGTGCCTTGTCGAGGTAATCTATAATGTTTTCTTTAAAATTTCAAATACAATAATTTTATCAGTTTTAGATAAAGGAGATTTCATTTTATTTTCTATATAATCTATAATATTATTTAATCTAATATTATTTTGGCTATTATTTATTGCGTGTAGTGTATGAGATTGTAATAATTCTTTTTTATCTAATAAATAAAGTAAATCTTTATGTTTATTATTAAATATCGATTTTATCTTTTTTTTAAATTTAAGTCCTAATGGAAAATAATAATGATTATCTGAGGTACCTTTATCATCAAAGGTACCTTCTATGTCATCTGCAAGGTTGTCTATTTCACTTGATTTAATAGAATAAAGAGTAACTATTTTAGTATAACCATTGTTTGTATAAAAAATAGAAACAATATCTATTCCTAATGATTTTGATATTAAATGTAATGTTATATCGTCTGGTTGAAAAAAGAAATCCTTTCCTTTTATTGTTTTTATAAAATCTTTTTTATTAGTGATAACAAAAGGATCCCAATTACCAATATTAATAGAATTTTTATATTTTAATCTATAATCTTTTATTAAATGAGAAAATTCTAATATACTTAGACTATTGATATATTTTGATATATATTTACATAACGTAATTTTTGATGTTTTAAATCCACAATCTTTTAAAGCATTTTCTATTGAAATTGTACAACAATCATTTTTTATATAGAATTTATTCGAAAGTAATTTAGAAACCCATTCTTCTGATAAAGATTCCCATTCGTATGAATTTTTAGCTTTAATATCTTCTATATTATCTTCTATGTCATCTTTGACTTCATCTTCGACGTCATCTTTTATATTATCTTCTATGTCATCTTTTATATTATCTTCTATGTCATCTTCTATGTCATCTTCAATATCTATATCGTCAATGTTATCATCGTCAATGTTATCGTCTTCTATGTCGTCTTCTATATCTATGTCGTGTTCATTTACGTCATCGATATCCTCGTTGTATATGTTAAAGGTGTCAATGTTAATATCTTCATTTGTAAAAATAGAATTTGAATAACTCATCAATATTACTTTATAAAAAGAAAAAAAGATAAAAAGATAAAAACTTTTATAGATAAAAAAAATAAACATTTTTAAAGGTCTTCTTCTATTTCGTCTATTATTTCTTCTGCTTTACCGTATTTAATTTTAACATTGAAACCATGTTCTTTTTCATTGTACGTCAAAGATTTATTTAGACCACCAATATGCAAAGTGACTATAAATATTTTTGTATCAAACGCCAAACTTTGTTTCTGGTAAAGTACATTACAAATTATAAATTAATATTTTTTTTAATTTCTAAAAGAAAACTATTATTTACTACTCTTTTATCTTGTATAATATTTCTGATATTAGCTTCTTCTAATTTTAAGATATTCGATGCAATACTTACACTTTTATATTCTTCTATTATTTTTCTAGTTTCATAGTCTACTTTGACTATTTCTTTTCTATTTGTTGGATTTATACCTACTCTAATTGTGTTTTCGCATTTTAATTGAAGACCCCATATTCCAAGAACATTTCTATAACATGGCATATTTATTTTTTCTTTTAGAAAATGTCTATTTAAATACGACTCCATATTATAAATTTCTTGTTTTGAAAAAATGTAATCTGGATATTTTTTTAAAACCCATTTTTTATATTCTTCTACAAAACTAGTATATCCCATTCTATAATTATAATTATATTTGCATTCATTCAATACAAATTCTTCATATTTTGGCAAAATATTTTTGTTTTCTTGTATTAGAATTAATTCTTTTGGTTTTATACCAAAATATGTTAATAAACTAGATTCATTATATTCTTTATAATATTTTCTTTTTGATTTATAATGTTTCTTTATAAATTTAGAAAACTGTGATCTATCTTTATTGGTTAATCCTCTTGACCATATTCTGTATGCACCAAATAATTCATAACTTAAACAAGAATGATTATCATCTACTTTGCAAAATTCTTGTATAAATTTTTTAATTTTATCTTCATTACACGTAATATTGGCAATTTTATTTAACATACTATTATTATTTGATTCTTCACTTTTAATATCTTGATCAAGATCTTTAGGCTTTATAATTTTACAAGATGAATCTATATATTCTTTTATATTTGATATTGGTAGTTTTTCACTATAATTTATAAAATTATCTAAAAAATTACATACTATATCTATGATATAAATAGCTAATTCGTCTGATATATCAAACCATTCCTTGTTATTCTCTAAACGATGTTTATCTAGCATATGATGAATAACTTTTTCACCCAAATCACAATTGTGACATTTTTTAATGTAGAATATATCACCTGTTTGATTTTCAGTGTAATAACTTTCTCTTTTTTTAATATTTTTTGTTTTTCCTATTTTTATAATATCATCAATCTTTATTGCATAAATGGTATCACCAGGTTCTTGATTATACCATCTTTTAGCTTTTAATCTTTTTAACGTTACAAGTTCTCGTTTACTTTGTTCTAATTCTCTTTTACTTTGTTCTAATTCTATTTTACTTTGTTGTATTTCATCGTTTATAATTTTGTTGAAAATATTTTCCAATTTTATATAATATTTTCTAATTTCCTTTCCTTTATCAGTTTTAGTTAACATACATAAGCTTTTAAATGTATCTATATTCAACATAATTTCATGTTCGCTTCTACCTGCATTTTGTTTTTTTTCCCTAGGGATAATTAACAACTTGTAGTCTTCGTTTACAGTAAAATTATTTTTAATTGTTTTCATTGCATTTCCCTTATTTGCAAATCCAATCATTGCAAATATGTGTTCTAAATTAATAGGATAATCATTTGTAGGGTGGTAGTTCATGTACATATATAAATTTGCTACGTACCATCTTTGTTCATCTTCTGTGAAATCAGTATTTAATTTTTCAACTAATCGATCCTGTATATTGATAGAAAGTGTAGTTTTGCTTTCTTTTACTAATTCTCTAAAATTAATTGATTTTGGTACAATTTTGTTCATATTGTAATATTTTTATTAATATTATAATATAATTATTTTTAAATAAGATTTTTAACGTTATTTTAATATTTTTATTAAAAATGTATAGATGGAGGAAATAAAACCTTTTAAAGATCTTCTTCTTCAATAATTTCTTCTGTTTTACCGTATTTAATTTTAACATTGAATCCGTAATTCATGCATCCATCTATAATTTTTTCCTTTTCATTTCCAAATTTAATTTTCATTGCACGTCTGAGATCTTTAATTTCTGGTATTCTAGAATTAGGATAGTTATTAGACCACCAAGAAGAAAAGTGGCTATAAATAACTTTGTTTTGTTCAAATGACATATTGCATTCTTCAAGTGATTGATCAAAGAATTCATTAAACTTGTCATTATCAACTTTATATTTTGCAGTTGCTTTTGTAACTTCTTCAGGTTCATTCATTCCTTCTTCAAGAAATTTATTATACCAATGAATAAGAATACTCATAAAATAAGGTCTCCATGATTTTATTTTGTATTTGATAGTTGGATCAATTTTAAATTCATTTTGTTTAACTGGATTATCGCAAAATCTCGACTTGAATTCTACAACTCTGATTCTTCGCCACGTCCCACCGTCAACCGAACTTACAGAAGGAAGATCGTTACAACACATAATCATTGTACCTTGAAGTTTAAATGTAATTGGTGCTTTAAATAGTTCTCTAGCAATAATAGTATCTCCTCCTGTGTATTGTTTTAATATACCTGTACGTAAACGGTCATCATGTTCTGGTTCTTGAAAAGTGAAAATTCTTTTTCCACGAAGTCTAACAACATCAGGGGAAGCATTACCAGATCCAGCTCTTTTATTTGTAAGAAGAGAAACGTCGACTGAAGTTATATAGTCTCCCAATGTATTTTCTAAAAAGTTTACCAAAGTAGATTTACCATTTGCACCAGAAAGTCCTGTCCAAATATAAAATCTTTCATCAGGTGATCCAATAAGTGATTTACCCAATACTTTTAATGTATATTCTAATACTTTTCTATTTGGGATAATTTGTTTTAAAAATGCATAAATATCTTGTACTTGTTGAAGACCTTCATTGTATTCGGTATAATCATAATTAGTAGAAAATGTAATACAATCTGACTGAACCCCTTCTCTAAATTCGCCTTTATCAAAATTATATACTCCATTACGAAAACCTAAAAGATTAGGAATTGAATCTAAATTGATATAAAAATCTGGATCATGTGTTTTAAATAGGTAGATTAATTGTGAAATAATATTGTTTTTAAAAGAAACATTTTCTAATTTTGTAATAATATTATCGACTAATTGATTTCTCATATTTGCATCTAATTTTTCCGTATTTACTAAAAAATCTTGTAAATTTTTAGATTGCATAGATGTATCGCTAATTTTAATAGAACGATAATATTTAGGAAGTTCTTCTGAAATAAGAATATTTATAAGATGACTTTTTTTCCATCTTACTCCATCGAATTCGTACCATTCTGTATTTTTAATATCATCTACACGAAAACGATTTTTATAAATATGAAAAATTGCTTTAGCAATTTGATAATGAGATCCACTTAAACTTGCTTCAAGATGTTCTTTAATATCTTCTGTTACATTAATTTCAGAATGCCAATATTTTGTAGTCATACTAAGAAATGTATTTGGAAAATCTTTACTAAATGATTCTGGTAATAAGATACCATTGTCAGGAAAATGTCTACGAAGACATTCAGAGTCTCTACACCTAATAAAAACTTTTGATGGATTTATCTCAAAATAAATTGGACTAGTATCTCTTGCATGTTCTCTCATTTTAAATGGACAATAATTACCATTAATAGAAACATAATAACAAAACATTCCAAATTTATTTTGTTTTGCATAAATTTTTTGAATAGATGTATCAAAATTTTGAAGACATTCATTTTCTGCTTTTAATGTTTTTAAAAAAAGATTTATTTCTAAATTGATTTTATCGTTATTAATACCTTTTGTGGTATTTTTATTTTGACTTTGATTATTTTCTATTAATTTTTTTGTTTTTTCCGATTCTTTTAATTTTGTCAATTCAATATTTTGTTTTCTTCGAACAGTTGTTTTTAAGAAATCTTCAAATGATGTATTTTCTAATTCAGTAAATGTTTTATTGTCAATATCATAAATTTTATAAACTTGATCTGATAAAACAACAATTGATTCATTTGGTTCCTTTTTTTGATATTTTTTAGAACCAAGAAGACGTAATCCTGTTCTATAAACAGAAGTATCAATGCAATTAATAGAATTGTCATTTAAAATTTCATTTGTAATTGTTTTTGCAATAGCACTATTTACAATAATATTATAAAAATTGACATGATAATTATTGTTTCTTTTTGATACAATATAATTAGTATTAGGATTAGTAAATAGATTTTCCAATACAATTTTTGTTTTAGAAATAATTTCTTTTACATCACTGTCTTTTAAAGCATCCACTTTATTTGCTTCGTTTTTTGGAATTTCTAAATCTAAAAAATAAGCAAAAGTTGAATTATATACTTTTTCAATTAAATAAAGATCTCTTCTTTTTTCTTCAAAAGTCATTTCTTGATAATATCGTTTATAAAAAACATCGGCGTAGTTGTCTGGAATATTGTATTTACCGTTTTTAAAAGATAAATGTGTTTGTTCATTTTCTGTATTTTTAGAAAATTGAAGAATGTATTTTGAGAATGGTAAAGCCATTATGATAGTGATATTTGTAATATCAAAAAGTTATTTCAATTTTTTTTATTAACTGTAAATGTCTAATTGTAAAAATTATTTTATACATTCTATATTATATGACTGGTCTTTTAATTTTAGTTAAAGATAATATTAATAATACATATTCTATATATGACAACAAAGCAGATTCTGGATTTAAAAATTGTATAGAATTTTTAGAAAAAAAAACTCTTTTTCAATATAAAAATATTATAATAGATGATAAAATATGTGAACTTTTCATTGAAAAAAAGAATACACAAAAAGGTTGGATTTGGAATACAGATATAACAGATGCAATTAAAATGTATACGTTATCTTTTATAACAATGTTAAATAAAACTGAAATGGTAGATAAGGATGTACAAATAACACCTATTCCTATTATTACTAAAAATTCTGGTACCTTTACTGGTACTCAAAATTTACATACAAATTTATCATATAGTCCAATTAATTATTTTCAATACGAAATTGATGAAGATACCTTGCCGTCTAATACCTTCGGTAAAGGTACCTTGCCGTCTATCGAATGTACCTTGCCGTCTATCGACATCTTCGGTAAAGGTACTTGTCAAATATTACAACAACCTAAAGTTTTCAAAGAAGAAACTAAAAAGGGTAATAGAGATTATTCTTTAAATGATAAATTAATTACAGAATTAAAACAACATTTAAATACAACAAATTATGGGTTAAGAAGACGTAAAAGGAGATATGATTAAAAAACATGGGATTTTCTCATCTTCCGCGGAATCCCAAATTATTGTACCGTTAATTATGGTATTTTTTTTTATAAGTTTTCTATATATGTCTCCAAGTCTTTTACAATTGCAGGCTGTTGGTTTACAAGATATTTTTTTAACAAAAGATCCTCAAATAAATATTTTTAAATATAATTATTATCGTTATGTTAATTTTGCAACAGAAACAGTTAAATTAGGATTTAATGAAAGAGTAGGATTTGGTAAAAAGGTTACATGTGAAGTTCCCAAGCGAGGTGATTTATTATCAAAAGTACATTTACATATACGATTACCACCAATTATAAAAAATGGTGGGACGTATGCATGTTGGAGTGACACATTAGGATATGCTATATTTGATGATTTCATAGAATTACAAATTGGTGGAGAAATTGTTGATAAATTATATCCTCAATTTTTGAATGCATGGGACGAGTTAACTTCGGATTCGAAAAAGATAGGTAAAAATTTAATGTTGTTAAAATCTGATACATTTACTGCAAGTAAATACAATGCTGAAAAGTATGTTGATTTAATAATTCCTTTAGATTTTTGGTTTACAAAACAATACAATCTTTCTTTGCCATTACTTTGTATGAATTATCAGGATGTAAAGATAAGTTTTAAATTAAAAAATTTTTCACAATGTATAAACTATGATGGAAACGAACCAAATGAAGTATCTATATTAAGTGCTAATATAATTACAGAGTATATATTTTTAGATGATATAATAAGAGAAAAATTTTTAGAAGAAAAACATAGATATATTATTGATCAAGTACAATATAATGGTGATGAATTAATATTAAATAATACAAGTGTATATAATAGTAAATTGAGATTTAATTATCCATGTAAAGAGTTTATCTTTTTTGCAGTAGAAAATAGAAATATTGAAAATAATAATCATTTTGTATATTCTAAAACAGGACAGTTTGCCCATGAACCTTTAATTAGCGAAGCTTCTTTATTATTAGATGGAAAGGTACGTTTTGATAGTTTACCAGAGTTTTATTATCGTAGTGTATTTCCGGACAGTGTTCATTCTGTGATTCCTATGAAATACGTTTACGTTATGCCTTTTAGTATTAAACCAGAAAACAATCAGCCGACAGGTTCATTAAATGCATCTAAATTTAGTGATATTACATTATTTTTAAAATTACCATCTGACAATGTAGAGTTAAAACTATATGTTTTTGCAATTTCTTATAATGTATTAATTATCAACAAGGGAATATTATCAATGGAATTCATGTAAGCTTTACTTTACTTTTTTTTAAAAAAAGTAGTTTTTTGGTTACTTTTTTTTAAAAAAAGTAGTTTTTAAAAAAGTATTTTTTTAGTTTTAGATACATTAACTGTTCCTAATGTATTTGTAAGTTTTACATTTTTTATTTCTGTATAGATAACTGTATATCTATTAGGCAAATTTGACTTGTATTCTTTAAAAAGACTTCCGATTTTATTTAAATATTTTTTTGGAATAACATCTCCATTATTTTGTAAAATGAAATGTGGTCCACTGATTTTATCAAGATGAAACCAAATATCGTTTTGACTGCTTGATTTAATAATCAAATCATTATCTATTTTAGATTCACCTATAAGTAAATTATATTCTTTATCTTTTTCTTCTACGTATATAGTAAAACTTTTCATAATTATATGATTATGAAAAAATTATTCATTTTTTGATAAAAAGATCTTGAATTATTTTTTGAAAAAATTATTTTATTTTATTAATGTATAATAACTACTATGGAATATATAAAAGATTTAGATTCAACTGTTGAGAAAACAATGAGTCCGTTTAAAAAGACATTTTATCTTAAGGCTGTCTTGCATCTCATATTAGTTTTATATGCTGCTAAATTAGCTCCATCTTTACCACAAGAAGTATTTCCTTTATTTGAAAATCAATATTTTAAACTTTTCATATTTGCATTAGTACTTTGGACTGCTCAATTTAGTCCATCTACCTCTCTTTTAATTTCCATTTCGTTTTTAGTTTCTATGAATGCTGTTAACAAAAAACCATTATGGGAATTTTTAGAAAATGTTGCGACTGAAGAGCAAAAAAAAGAAGAACCTCAACTTGCTTCTGTAACACCTGAACAATCTGTCCAAGCTGTTCAAGTATTAGCAGATGCAGCAGCTTTACCTACAGCCGCAGAACCTAATGTTATTGCCAATGTTGCAAATATTGCTGCAGCTAATGTTTCTACACCTGAAGGAGTAGATGCTTTGAAACAATTAGCAGAACAAGCTGTTACTCCAGCTCCAGGAGCTCCTGAAAAAGTCGCAGAAGCAGTTAAAGAAGTTGTTGCAGCTATTCAAGCTCCAGCTCCAGCTCCAGCACCAGCACCAGCACAAGGACTAGATTCTGCACCTGCACTCGCACCTGTACAAGGGTTAGATTTTGCACCTGCACTTGCACCTGCACCTGCACCTACACCAGTCGAATCTGTTCAAGCTGTTAATATGATAGCACAAGCTGCTGCTTCTGAAGCAGCATCTGAACCACAAGCTGTTTTAGCTGCTGTTAACATTGCTGCAGCTAATGTTTCTACACCTGAAGGAGTAGATGCTTTGAAACAATTAGCAGAACAAGCTGTTACTCCAGCTCCAGGAGCTCCTGAAAAAGTTGCAGAAGCAGTTAAAGAAGTTGTTGCATCTATTCAAGAACCAGCACCTATACCAGAATTAATTCAAGCTCCAACTGAATTACCTCCTCCACAAGCTTCAGTTGAAGCAGTTAAACTATTAGCGCAAGCAGCTGCACATCCAGAAGCTTCTTCTCCAGAAGCTGTTTCTAATGCTGTAAACATTGCTGCTGCCAATGCTACTACACCAGAAGCACAAGATGCTTTAAAAGTATTAGCTGTAGAAGCAGCTACTCCTGGATCTGCTAGTCCAGAAGTTATTGCAGAAGCAGTTAAAGAAATTGTTTCTTCTATTCCAGTAGCTTCAGATGCAGTACCAGTAGGAGCACCTATTCCTGAAACTGCTCAAAAAGTTGCTATGTCTGAACCAGCTCCAGTTGCTTTAGAAGGATGCTTTCCTATCAGAAGATTTGATATGAATAAAGTAGAATCTTCTACCATTGAATCAAAAAGTTCTAATGCTGTATTTGAAGATTATGCTGAATGGGTCCCTCTTAAAAAATAAATTAACCATTCTTTTTAAAATTGAATTTAAACTTTTAAATAAAAAAAAGTTTAAATGGATAAAGAAATAGATAAAGAAAAAGATAAAGATAAAGAAAAAGAAAAAGAAAAAGATAAACATATTATTGAAGGAAGTTATCTAAGTAAAAGAGGTTATGTAATTAAAAAAGAATCTTTAGGTACTTTTGAATTAAAAGAATTAAAGCAAAAATTAATAGCTAGACCTTTAACAGATTCTAAATTTATAGCAAATATAAATAATAATGATACATCATTTCCTGTTTACATTGAAACAAAAAATAAGATTTATATTCCTAAAATGTATGGTATAAAAAATTATGGTGATCCTAAACAGTATTTACCTAATTATATTGGTAAAGAATGGGAAAATGAAATTAAATTTAAAGGTAATTTATTAGAAAGACAAATAGAACCAGTAAATCTTTTATTACAAGCATGTAAAGAAAAAGGTGGTGGAATTTTATCACTGATGACAGGATTCGGAAAAACTTTTTGCGCATTGTATGCATTATCTAAATTAAAGATGAAAGCTATTGTGGTAGTGAATAAAATTCCTTTAATGAAACAATGGCAAAATGAAATAGCTACATTTTTACCAGATGCTAAAGTAGGTATTATTCAAGGACAAAAAAATATTGATGTTGAAGATAAAGATATAGTTATTGCAATGTTGCAAAGTTTGTCAAGAATTGATTACCCTGATACTTTGTTTAAAGACTTTAGTGTATCTGTATTTGATGAAATTCATAATATATCAAGTAAAATGTTTTCAAAAGTATTATTTAAATTATGTTCAAAATATACTATAGGATTATCTGCTACACCAAATAGAAGTGATGGTTGCGAATATGTATTTAAATGGCATGTAGGAGAAATTGTATATAAAGGACATACTGAAAGAAAAGGAAAAAATCCTATCATAAGAAATTTAAAGATAGATAGTAAAGATTATAAAGAAATTTCTACAATGAATAGATTTACTGGTCAAAATACTATTCAATTTACAAGTATGTTGAGTGATTTAGTTCAAATGCCAAAAAGAAATTTATTGATTGTTGAAATAATAAAGGATATTATTAAAGGAAAACACGGTGAACGTAAAATATTAGTGCTAAGTGATCGTAGAAGTCATTTAGATATTCTTTATAATTTATTAGAACAAGATCTATCAGTTTCTTTTACGTATGGGTTATTCGTAGGTTCTATGAAAATTGCAGAATTAGAAAAAAGCAAAGCATGTGACGTGATTTTAGCTACTTATGCAGCTTTTAAAGAAGGTGTATCTGAAAAAGATTTAAATACATTGATCCTAACAACTCCTAAAAAGTTTATAGGACATTTAAAAAATACCATTAAAAAAGAGTCTGGTGGTATGGAGCAAATCGTTGGTAGAATATTTAGAAAAGACCATATAGATTTAGAACCGATAATAATAGATTTTCAAGATAATTTTTCTGTTTATAAAACACAAAGTGCTGGAAGACGTAATTTTTATAAACAACATTTTAAAAATTCTATTTTAGAAAATCAAAGTATCAATTTAGATGAACATGAAGATGTTAAAATAGAATATATAAAAAATAACAAGAAAACTGAGATAATTGAAAAAAATAAAGAATTAGAAAATAATATAGTAAATCAATTAAATACATTTTGTATTTTAGAATAAGTATACTTTTTTTAAAAAAAAGTAACCAAAAAACAAAGCTACGCTTAACATTTTAATAAAATATACTTTTTTTAAAATGTCAAATAAAATTATTTAGGAGTAAAATGTTAAGCGTAGCTTTGTTTTTTGGTTACTTTTTTTTAAAAAAGTATTTTTTATTAAAAAAGTATTTCTTAAAAAGTTTGTTTTAGTATATTTTCAACTGCTTCTCTTTTCATAATACGTTTAATCCATTTATAAACATTTGGTCTAGATTTAAATAGTTCTTTAAATCCGCAACGTAAAAGATGATTTGTATAAGGAATATGACTAATATCGGCAATGCTATAACTATCTCCTCCAATATAGTCAAAAGTTCCCAATCTCTTTTCGTAAACATCCAATACCTTTTCTAATTCTAAAACTGCATGTTGAACTACTTTTTCATCAGCTTCTTCACCCCACATTTTCTTGAATACCTTTTCACGAACAATTTCACTAGCATATGGGTTAAAATTTTGTGATTCAACTTCTAACCATAAATCTACATCTGTATCTCCTAGATAATCTTCAAATTCTACATTGTTTTTAGCAATATAACGCAATATACATCTAGATTCAAATAATTTTCTATCACCATAAGTCATTGCTGGTACCTTTCCAAATGGTTGTAATTCTAAAAATTCAGGTAATTTATGATCACCTTTTTTCAATTCTACATTTGAAAAATCGTATTTAAGATTTAACTCTTCGAGTAAAATAAGAATTCTTTGAGTGCAAGTTGCTTTTTTATCACCGTATAATACTACTTCTACCATTTATATAATACTATTATTCATTATTTTTAAATTAAATTTTTTTTTATTTTTTTATTATCGTGTTATCGTAATAATATTATAATAATTTTCATATATTTAAGTATGAAAAATGAAATCTTTTTAGGAATAGATTTTGGTACTACTACATCTTGTATATCTTATTATAATAAACAATTGGAGAAATTTATAGTAATTCAGAATAAAAATGGTAATTATACAACACCGTCATGTATATATTTTAATCAAGAGTCGGATGAAATATTATACGGTGAAGATGCGTATAATATATCTAAATTTAAAAGTACTAAAAGATGTAATTTTTTTAATAATATAAAGAGACTAATAGGAAAGGATCTTGGAGATTTAGATAAAGAAACATGTGATTTTTTTAGTGAAAACGTAATAGAAAATGATACCTTTGTATATTTTAAAAAGGGAGAACGTATAAAAATAAAAGTTGATGAAATTATTATATATTATTTAAACTATTTGAAGAAAAATGCTTTGGAATCAATTTATAGTGATAGTGGTGATGAAGTTATTACAAATGTAATAATAACTGTCCCTACGTATTATAATAATTTACAACGCAATATTATAAAAGATTGTTTTATGAAATGTAATATGAATGTAAAAAGAATTGTAGATGAACCGACGGCTGCAGCTTTATACTATAATTACATAAATAATTTTACAGACGACGACGGTGAATATCAAATAGTAGTATTTGATTGTGGAGGTGGTACAACAGATATATCTGTTATAAATGTAGATAAAAATGAAAATGTATATGATGTTGTAAAAGTAGTTGGTGATAATTATTTAGGTGGTTTAGATGTTACAAAGTTATTGGCAGAACATGTATATTTAGAGACTAAATGTAAAATAAGTAAGGATAAATTATATAGTTATTGTGATAAATTAAAATGCGAATTAACGTATAAAGAAACTGTTACTATTTATATAGAAGAAGATAATTTAAAATATACTTTATCTAGACATAAATTTAATCAAATATGTAAACCATTTTTTGATAAAATAAAACAATTAGTTGATAAATTAGAAACCGATACACGTATGATTACAGATATTACAAACAATATTTTAGAGGTAATTTTTGTTGGCGGATCTTCTAAAATTCCTTATTTAAATGATTTTTTTAGTAAAAGATTCCCTAATGCAAAAATTTCTTCTAAAGTAGAAGTAGATAAAATTGTATCGTTAGGTGCTACTTTAAGAGGAGCTTTATTATATGATATGTTAAGTAATGACGACAAGTTTAAAGATAGTATATTGGTAGAAATTACACATATGACATTAGGTGTAGAAACAGTTAATAGAGTGCAAGGTACCTTTAACGAAGACGTCGTTAGACGGCAAGGTACCTTTAACGAAGACGTCGTTAGACGGCAAGGTATAATGTGTCCTATAATATCAAAAAATACAATAATACCTGTTAGTAGAACTGTTGAATTTACTAATTCTGATAATCTATCTACTATAGATATTAATGTATATCAAGGTGAAAATAGACTTGTAAAGGACAATTTTTTAATTTGTACTTGTAGATTAGAAAATGTACCTTCTAAAGAAAAAAACAAGTTGATTATAAAAGTAACATTTACTATAAATTTAGATGGTATGTTGATAGTTGAAGCAGAATTAAAGGATAATAAAGATATAAATGTAATTACAACAAAAAAGTTGACTTTAGTTAAAGAAGAAGAAATCATAGATAAAATCATAGATAAAATCCTTAACGAAGGCCATTTTTAAAAAGTGGACATATTTTTATCACGTTGTCCATTTTTAAAAAGTGGACATATTTTTTATCACGTTGTCCATTTTTAAAAAGTGGACATATTTTATCACGTGTTATTATAATTCCAATAAATATAAATTTAATGTTTTTTATGGTTTCATTTTTAATATTTTTTATAATATTTAAATTAATAAAAATAATTTAAAGACAAAATTTTATACAAAACAATGGACATCATTATACATTATGATATATTGGAATGTATTGTATCAAAATTAAATTTAAAAGATACAATAAATTTTTTATTTTCTTCAAATAAAATATATAATGTATACGATAAATCTGATGAAAATTATGGCCAGAACAAAATTGCCAACAAGATAATTAAGGAAGCTATTTTATTTTTTAATATACCTTTACCGACGGTGTCGATAGACGGCAAGGTACCTTTACCGACGGTGTCGATAGACGGCAAGGTACCTTTACCGAAGGTATTAGACGGCAAGGTACCTTTACCGAAGGTATTAGACGGCAAGGTACCTTTACCGAAGGTATTAGACGGCAAGGTACCTTTACCGAAGAATGTCAATAAACATAAATTAAGTAATGTTTTAATAAAATTATACAATGTATATAAAAATGATAGATATATTAATAGAGTAGATATATTGATTT